GATATCAATTGGCTCTAACCAATCTTTTCTAATACATCTTCTGTATTTGTTAAATGCAACCTCTGTCATATTTGCTTTTGCATACTCTTGTTCTAATGGACATAAATCATAACCACTTTGATCGAATCGATCTAGCATAGAATATGGCGGACATGCCATTTCTTCTATTGCACAACCCCATGTTCGTCTAGGGTCTAATTCGTTTTTGCTGATAATAAAGTTCATATATTGTATTTATTTGATAAATAAGTGTAACAGGAGTTTTATTGTTATGAGAGAACTAAAAGATATTATAAATGAATCCTTTAGCAAGGAATACGGCTATAGAGTTAAAATAGCCGCTGACTGTACTGCTGACCATATGTCAAAACTAGAAAGTGCATTACAGAAATATAACCTAGTAAGTGCTACACCATGGAAAAGATTACCTATTCAGGAAAATCCATTAGAGTTTCAAAGACACAAAGGCGCAAACTTTACAAGTGAAGTATGCAGTACTGATGTTATTGTTAAGTACCCAGTCAACTCAAGAATACTTGAAGTGTTTATTGCGGTAAACTTAGGGTTAGATCATGAAAGAGTTCTCTGTATGGGTGTCAAAGAGCCAAAACGTATCGAAAGTGAAATGGCTGAAGAAAGACATGCTAATGATAAAGACAGAACTGTAACAGAAGAAGATTCCGAACTTGCAAAAGAAGAAATGGCTCATTATGAAAATGAAAATTCTGATTTAGACTTTAACGAAACATTGTTTGGTGAAGAACATAACCAAAAATTCCTAGCAGAGTTAGAAAAAATCAAAGCAGAAAAGGGTGCAGACTATTTTAGAAACTACCCAACTAAAGATGAGATCATGGGCGACAACTTAAAGCCAATGTATGATACAATTACTGGTACAGCACACGGCGGTTTGGCTCCAGAAGCCAAAGAAGTTGACGTTATTAGTCAAAGTGCAAGAAGAAACTAATGAACGATTTAGATTACAATAAAAAACTTATTTCTTTAATGGAAGGTGCATTTGTAATGCCCGGCCAAGCAGAAGAAAATGAGAATGTTACATATTCTAAGACTAAAACACAGGGCGATGCAACTGTAACAGTAAGTGCTAATGCAAAAAGCATGGAAGAGTTACATGATGTACTTAAATTAGCAGGTATTACTTTACCTAATTCGGATCACAACCACGAAGAGCCAGAAGCAGAAGAGCCAGAAGCAGAAGAGCCTGAAGTAGAAGTATCAGGTGACGAAGATTGTGATTCTTGTGCTAGTGATGATCCATCATACAGCACTGACAAAGCAGTTTTAACAAGTGTTATCAAAGACAGACTGCTAAGTTACTTAAAAAATAGCCAAAACTCATAGATTGTAGCATAAATATATATTATGCCTAAAGGAACAGTCACGACTGAGCTGGTCAAACCAGCCTATTCAAAAATTCAATACACATCTGAGATGTTGCAAGACTTTCAAAAGTGTTGTGATCCTATTACTGGCCCAATGTTCTTTATGAAAAAGTATGTTAAAATACAACATCCTACAAAGGGTGGTATTTCATTTGAACCTTTTGATTATCAAGAAGACTTAATTATAAACTATAACGAACATAGGTACAGCATCAACATGCTGGGCAGACAGATGGGTAAAACCACTGTAGCCGCAGGATACTTACTTTGGTTTGCTATGTTTAAACCAGACAGTACAATACTAGTAGCGGCTCATAAATCAGCAGGTGCAATGGAGATTATGCAACGTATACGATATGCATATGAAAGTGTACCAGATCACATTAGAGCTGGTGTAAGTGAATACAATAAAATGAGTATTACATTTGATAATGGTAGCAGAATAGTAGCCGCCACAACAACAGAAAATACCGGTAGGGGTATGTCGCTTACGTTAGTATACTTAGACGAGTTTGCATTCGTACCACCTAGAATTGCTAGTGAGTTTTGGACTTCACTATCACCAACATTAAGTACAGGTGGTAAGTGTATTGTAACAAGTACACCTAACAGTGATGAAGATACCTTTGCTATGATCTGGAATCAAGCAATAAAGACTGTTGATGAATATGGTAACACCCAAGAAGTTGGTATAAACGGATTCAAAGGCTACTTAGCCACGTGGGACCAACACCCAGATAGATCTGATGTATGGGCCGAAGAAGAAAAAGGTAGAATTGGTGAAGAACGTTTTAGAAGAGAACACGAATGTGAATTTATCATTTATAACGAAACACTTATTGATCCTTTAAAGTTAGCAAATATGAAAGCAACAGAACCATTGTATAAAATGGGTCAAACACGTTGGTTTAAAAGACCTACACAAGACAGTATGTATGTAGTAAGTTTAGATCCTAGTGCAGGAACAGGCGGAGACAATGCCGCAATACAAGTAGTAGAATTACCCTCAATGGTGCAAGTAGCAGAATGGTGTCATAATAAAACACCTATTGAAGGCCAAATTAGAACCATGATGGAGATTCTTAAAGAGATACAAAACTACGGTGCTAGAGAAATTTATTGGACAATAGAGAATAACACAATAGGTGAAGCGGCTTTAGTAGTTATTAGAGATACCGGAGAAGAAAGTTTCCCAGGTACATTTTTACATGATCCAGTAAAAATTCAAGGAAAAAAAGGACGTAAAGGCTTCCATATGAGCAGTAAAACAAAAATGGAAGGTTGTATTCTATTAAAGAGATTTATAGAAAACGAAAAGATACATATTAAAAGTAAAGCCTTTGTTAGTGAACTAAAAAACTTTGTTGCACGTGGCAACAGTTTTGCTGGGCAACCAGGCGAAACAGATGATTTAGTAACATCAATGTTAGTTAGTGTAAGAATGATCAGTTATATCAGTACCTTTGAAGATGATGTATTTGAAGTAATAAATGCTAGTTTAGGTGATAGAAATCGCGATGATGATCTAGATGAGTTTAGAGATGAGTACGATGATCCGATGCCAATCGGTTTGTTATGATTTGTTATGAAACCAGAAGTACATATTTGCCTAGGACCTTTTAAAACTGGTACTACTTGGATTTGGGAAAATTTAAAACAAGATTCTAAATATTCAACATTTAATAATTTAAAAGAACCGTTTTTATGGACAACTAACTTGCCCCCAGATCGTACTAGTATCTATATTAGAAAGGAATGGTTTAATTTCGCAGAAAAAACAGAAAAGATATTACTAGATTTTTCTCCTGGATATGAAGAAATTATACAACACCCAGATAACGTTTTAAATCTTATATCTAAATTTGATATTAAATTTTTTGTTATTTTAAAAGACCCTATAGACATATTTGTGTCTAGTTGTAATTTTACTGGAAAACCAATAATTACTAGTACAACAAAACCTAAGAAAGCAAAACAAGTTTTAAACAAAACACATATTGTAAAGTATTCTGAGTGGTTACCAGTTTGGAAAAATAATTGTAATGTAACATGTATAGATTTTAACAAAATAAATAACCCTGATTATATGAATGAAAAATTTGAAACAGACTTACCATGGAATAAAAAGCTCATAGGTAAGTCATTAGTTAAGTTTAATGTTCGATCTCAGTGGTCTCAAGAACTAGAAAACTACATGTCAGAGTACTTTTATGATGATGTAGAATATGTAAGGCAATTGATAAATGAATAATAAATTACTATTATTGATAAATACAAGTAGGAGATAAATATATAATGGCTATTAGTGTAAAAACAGTTGCAGACAAAGTGTTTAATTTATTAAAAGGCTACGGTTATGCAGTTGACAAATTTGATAAGAATGGCAACATAGTTGGCGATCCAGCAGAAGCAACTAGATTTTTTGTTGAAGATCCAAACTTACTTGTTACACTTAATGTTCCCACAGAAGAGATAAAATTAAGTGTTAGTGAAAATTCAGAAGATATTGACACTTTAAGAAAACAACTAGATCATGTTGCAAGAGACTTCTTAATGAATTTAGATTTTAGAGTATTCGGTAAAACACTAAAGCCACAAAGTGAAACAGTAAATGTTGCAAAGACAAAAGAGAAAGATATGGCAGTAGTACAAGAAGCAAGTTTAGGTTCAGCATTTGGATCTACAAAAACAAGTTATCAACCATTAGATAGTGTTAAAATTGTTGTTAAACACAGCAAGCCTGTAAATGAAGAAGTACGTGGTTCACGTAGTAGAAACATTAGCAAAATTTTTATACAAGCAAATGAAGAACGAATTGCTTTTCCAAGTAAAAATTTAGCAGGTGCTAGAGCAATGGCAAGACACATATATAACGGTGGTGTTATGCACGACACAATTGGCGAAAGCATTGTAAAAATGTGCGAAGATCTTAAAACATTGCGAGGCTTTGTAGGTTATGTAAACAAACAAGGTTTAGTAAATGAAGAAAATGAAACATTTGTAGTACTAGCAAAAGAACATATCAATGATATAAAAAGTTCATTTAAGAAATTAAGTGGAGTAAAAACTTATGCAACAGCAGTTGAAAGTATAAGCGAATACAGTAATGTAGAAATATTGGAAGACGATATAGATTTAGAAAGCAAGTTTACTGAAACACATTTTGATGACAAGATTGCAAATGCAGTTGAAACATTAAAACAACTTTCCAGTAAGCAAACAGCATTTGAAAGTTATATTGTTAAAGCAATTGAATCAGAGACATTTGACGGTGTTAAAGATCAGTTAGCAGAAAGTGACGTAATAGACTTTGCAGATGCAAATGCTAAATTAGGTTACCAAGTTTCACAATTAAGTAATACAGCAAAAGATCATAAATTAGCAAGTTATTTGGACAGCATAGGTTCCAAACTTAACGCAGGTGGTGGATTAGATCCATTTGAATACCGAGCAGTTAAGGCAAGTCTTTTATCAGCAGGAAACAGTAAGCCTGTTTATGCAGAAAGTTTTAACGAACTTGACAAGTATGAAGACTTTATTGGTAGTTTTGTAGAAGACGGCCAGAATTTTACTAGCAGTATAAACACAACGACTAATTAAACTATGTAAAGTATTTGTCAGCAATACTATAAAAAGGTTGACAACATGGCACAAAGAATATAAAATAAGGCACAGTAGCAGAAATGTTACGAACATGGCAAAAACATATAAGGAGAAATTATTATGGCATCTTTGGCAGAAATAAGGGCTAAATTGGCAAGCATGGAGAACAACAAAAGTTCTAGCCAATCATCAACAGGCGGCGACAACGCCATTTATCCACACTGGAATATCGACGAAGGCACTTCAGCAACATTGAGGTTCTTGCCTGACGCAGATACTAACAACACTTTTTTCTGGGTAGAAAGACAAATGATTCGTTTGACTTTCCCAGGCGTAAAAGGTGGGGATATGAAACCTGTAACAGTACAAGTACCATGTGCAGAAATGTATGGCGATACTTGTCCAGTACTAACTGAGGTTAGACCTTGGTTTAAAGATCCTTCTTTAGAAGATATGGGTCGTAAGTATTGGAAAAAAAGAAGTTACATTTTTAATGGATTTGTAACTGAAAACCCACTTAACGAAACATCACCTGAGAATCCAATCAGACGTTTTGTTATTTCACCTCAAATCTTTAACATTATTAAATCAGCATTGATGGACCCAGATATGGAAAATCTACCAACTGACTACATGAATGGTACAGATTTTAGAGTAACTAAAACAACCAAAGGTCAATACGCAGACTACAGTACATCTAAATGGGCTCGTAAAGAGAGAGCATTAAATGAAACTGAACTTGCGGCGGTTGATCAAAACGGTCTGTACACATTGTCTGAGTTCTTACCTAAGAGACCAGGTCAAGAGGAATTACAAGCGATTGCTGAAATGTTCCAAGCAAGTGTAGACGGTGAGTTGTATGATGTTGAAAAATGGGGTAACTTCTATAAGCCTTATGGTGTTGAAGTTCCTGCATCAGCAGTTAAAATACAAACACCTGCACCTTCAGTACAGGCAGAATCAAATGCCCCTCTGGCAGAAGCAGTTGTACCATCTTCAACTGCACCGGCAACTGAGGCTCCAGCAACAGCACCTGCACCAGCAGAGCCTGTAGCAACAGCACCAGCACCTGCACCAGCGGCAGAAAGCGGAGAGAAACCAAGTGCGGATGATATCCTCAATATGATCAGAAATAGAACATAAGGAGAATATTATGCAGAAACCATTTGATTTAACAAAGTTCAGAACGGGTATAACAAAAGGAATATCTGGCATTAGCGCCGGATTCCATGATCCACAGGATTGGATATCAACTGGTAACTACACACTAAATTACTTAATCAGTGGGGACTTCCATAAAGGAGTCCCTCTTGGTAAAGTGAGTGTATTTGCTGGAGAATCCGGTTCAGGTAAAAGTTTTATTTGTTCTGGTAACCTTGTGAAAAACGCACAAGACCACGGCTGTCAGGTTGTATTGTTTGACAGTGAAAACGCACTAGACGAAGATTGGCTACAAGCATTAGATGTAGACACTACACCTGAGAAACTTCTCAAAATTAGTGTTAGCATGATTGATGATGTTGCTAAAACAATCAGTGAGTTTGTGAAAGACTATAAAACTAACTATGGTGATTTACCATACGATGAACAACCTAAAATGCTGTTTGTTATAGACAGTTTAGGTATGTTACTTACACCAACTGATGTTGCACAATTTGAAAAAGGCGACATGAAAGGTGATATGGGTAGAAAGCCAAAGGCACTAACAGCCTTAGTTAGAAATACAGTAAACCAATTAGCACCACATCCAATTGGGCTAGTTGCAACTAACCACACATACGCATCACAAGATATGTTTGACCCTGATGATAAAATCAGTGGAGGACAAGGCTTTGTGTATGCAAGTAGTATTGTTGTTGCAATGAAGAAACTTAAACTCAAAGAAGATGAGGATGGTAATAAAACTAGTACTGTACAAGGTATTAGAGCGGCATGTAAAGTAATGAAAACTCGTTACAGCAAACCGTTTGAAAGTGTACAGGTTAAAATACCATATGAAACAGGAATGAATCCTTACAGTGGTATTTTAGAATTGTTAGAAGCAAAAGGCATTGTTACAAAAACTGGTAATAAACTTGAATATACATCACCTGTTACAGGCGAGATTATTAAAGAGTTTAGAAAGCAGTGGACTGAAGAAAGACTACAAGTGGTAATGGACGAATGGAATCAGATTCCAGAAATAGCAGAGGATGAAGATCTAAGCGATTTAGTAGATGATGAAACACTCGTTGATGAACCAGAGGAGTTAAAAGATGAATCCTGATATTAGTTTACTATTAGAATTATGGGACGGTATGAAAACATACATTCCTGTAAAAGATAG